TGCATTAGACATGTTTTTTAAAAGAATGATTAATAAAATTATAATCACAAGACCTACAGTGTCAACAGAAGACAATGGTTTTCTACCAGGTTCAGAAAAAGAAAAAATGGAACCCTGGATAGTACCTATTAAGTCTAACATGCGTAAGATTTACAACAAACCACTCATATTAGAAAAAATGGAAAAAGATGAATCAATTGAATTGTGTTCATTAGCTCATTTTAGAGGTAGAACATTTGAAAATGCTGTTGTAATAGTTGATGAATTCCAAAATTTAACTCGAGCGCAATTTAGAATGGCTTTAGGTAGATTAGGGAAAGGATCAACCATGATATTTTGTGGTGACAACCAACAAATTGACTTAAAAGACAAAAATTACTCTGCAATACACGATTTATCAAAAATATCACCTTCCCAATATGTTTATAAAAGAGTATTAGAAGATAACCATCGCCATGTGGCAATAGACGAGGTATTTGAATTGTTAAACGGAATGTAACCTCTTCCAAAATCTTTTCATATTTATGATGGAACAACCTAATTCTATTAAAAATGGCAAAAATTCCTATATGGCCTGGCTCCTCATCATTTGACGCAAGTTTAACACCTTTTTCATTTTATGATAGCGATACCACTTTCCAAAATGATGCTGTAACCACAGCAGACTGGTGTGCTAAACGTTTAGGTTATCCTTTAGTAGACATTGAATTACAATCAGCTAACTTTTTTACGTGTTTTGAAGAGGCAATAAACGAATATGGGGCCCAGTTATATAATTTCCAGATAATAAACAACTTTAACACACTAGCAGGAAACACAACAGGATCTGATTATAATAATCAGTTAATAACTCCTAATATGGGGGGCGTAATAAATGTTTCTAATCAATACGGAAATGAAACAGACGGAGGTGGGGGAGATTATAAATTACTATCAGGATCATTAATTGTAAAACAAAACCAAGCAAAATACGATTTATTAACAGCTGTTGGTTCTACTATTAGTGGTTCAGAGTCAGTTTTTATAAAAAGAATATACCACTCGTCACCAGCAGCAATTAATAGATACTTTGATCCTTACGCAGGTACAGGTACAGGAATTCAGTCTTTAATGCAATCATTTGGTTTTGGTAATTACTCACCAGGTGTAAATTTTATGTTAATGCCTTTAAGTTTTGATCTTCAAAAAATACAAGCAATAGAGTTAAATGATACTATTAGAAAATCAGGTTACCATTTTACTGTAGAAGATGACAGATATTTAAAATTATTCCCCATCCCTACTAGAACTTATAAATTATGGTTTGAATATCAATTAAAATCGGTAGCAAATGCACCTGTTAAAGACACCTCAACTAGTTTAATAACGGATGTATCAAATGTACCTTATTCTAACCCAACATATGCTTATATAAATGAACCAGGAAGACAATGGATTAGAAGATATGCCTTAGCATTAGCTAAAGAAATGTTAGGTAGTGTAAGGGGTAAATATCAAGTAGTTCCTATCCCGGGAGATACTACGACGTTAGACTATAATAGATTATTATTAGAAGCTAAAGAAGAAAAACTAAAATTAATTGAAGAATTAAAAGAATTATTAGAACAAACTACAACATTAAAACAACTTGAAAGAAAAAATCAAGAAGCACAACAAACCCAAGAAACATATTTTAAAATACCTTACCATATTTATATAGGATAATGATTAAATTAAAAGACATACTATCAGAAGTAATGAATACTTACCAAGTACAGGCATCCCTTATGTCTGATAGAGGAACGGGTGTTAATAACGTTTTAGACCAAATTAGAGGATTAGAAAAAGTAACTATTGTAAATAATATCACTCCTGAAGAATATAAGCAGAAGGAAAAAACGGAATATACAAGAGTAAAAATTAAATTTGTATCTAGGGGAAATCCAAAAGAAGATATAATAAAAATGGAAAAAGATATGTTAACTTCTGACTTAAAAACATCCGATATGAGGATAGACGGGTTAAGAAATGTTAAATTTAGAATTGAAACCTTAAAAAGAATATAATGGCTTTATTTGGGGGTTCACGAGACATATCACTTTTTAATACAATAAGTAAAGAACTTATTAATGACATTATCCAAACAGAATTTGGATATTATAAGTTTGTATTGGAAAAAACAACAGCCAATGTTTATGGTGAAGCCATGGGTAAAGTATACTATGAACCCGTGAGAATAGCGGGTTTAATGCAGAGAGAAGACCAAGCGTGGTCGTCCGATGACTTTGGGTCTGACGTTAATCAAACCGTTAATTTTCGTTTTCTAAAAGAAGGACTTAAAGACATAAATCTAGTACCTGAGGTGGGGGATATATTACTTTTTAGAAATAATTTTTATGAAGTAGATAGTAAAATTGAAAATCAGTTAATATTAGGAAAGGATCCTGATTACGCAATTTCAGATTCAACAACCGATTTTGGTAGTAGTCATTCTGTTATATTAAGCACCCATTTATCAAGAGTAGAAAAATTAAATTTAATACCTTTAAGAGGGGGGAAATACCCATCAACAAATAAAATAACAGAAGGAACAGCTAATTTATTAGGATAATATGACACAAGATAATTCAGATAAATTTTTAAGACCTATTCCTCAAAGGAATAATGATAAACTTAGAGACAATTTAAGTGCACCGGATGTTCTTAATCCTACGAATCCTAGTTTTCCTGTAGAAGGTATAGCTTCAAGTAATCGCCAACCACAAAAAACACCAGTAAATAGGGGTAAAATAACAAGAAGGGACGATGATAAAATTAATGATATATCTATTGGACTACAAGACCATGATGAGGCAATAATGTATTATTTTAATAATGTAATCAAACCTACAGTAATTAATAACGGGGATAGAGTAGATGTTCCTTTAATTTATGGTTCCCCCGAAAGATGGAAATCTGTTCAGCGAGATGGGTATTACAGAGATAAAGAGGGGAAAATTCAAACACCTATTATAATGTTTAAGAGGGATAGTGTTGAAAAAAGGAGAGATTTAGGTAATAAAATAGATGCAAATAACCCACAACTACATTATACTCTTCAAACAAAATATAATAGTAGAAACCAATATGATAATTTTTCAGCAATGCAAGGTAGAATTCCTAATAAAGAATTCCATGCAGTTATAATACCTGATTATATTAAATTAAGATATAGTTTTGTAATATGGACAGATTATGTAGCTCAAATGAATAAAATAGTTGAATCAGTAAATTATGCTTCTGATTCATACTGGGGGGACGAAGAAAGATTTAAATTTAATGCAAAAATTGATACTTTTACTAATAAAGTAGAACTATCTCAAGGAAGTAATAGAATGGTAAAAACAGATTTTGGGTTAGAATTACAAGGGTATATAGTACCTGATGCTATGAATGCAGCATTAGCTAAAAAACCTCAAAAATTCTTTAGTACTTCAGCTGTAACTTTTAAAACAGAAATAGTAACAACAACAGGTCCAACAAAAACAAGAGAAGAAATTAGAAAAGAAGCAGGTGATTATAAAGTAGGAAGAGGAGGCACAGGAACAGGTTTTGATAATATGGATGATGATAACACAATAGGATAAAAAATATGGCAAAAAAACCAAGAAACATACTAAAAGGCTACTTTGAAACAGGTAAAAGACCTACAGAAGGCCACTATGCTGATTTAATAGATTCCCACATTATATTAAATGGGGAGAATACAGGCAGTTTAGATCTATTAGGAAATATATTATTAGAGGGTAACCTTACAACTAGCGGTAATTTAATAACAACAGGATCTGCAACTTTTGGAACCGGTACAGTAATAATAAACGGAACCGCTGGTCACATAACAGCATCAGGTTATATACTTGGAAAGTTAGTGGTGCCCGAAAATGATGCAATTTATGGAGAGGCTTCTACAGGAAATATTCCAATAATACAGAATATAGTTGGAGCAAACAGTACAATTTTTGGAAACCAAAACCGCGTCAATACAAAAGTACAAGGTATCAATACAGAAATTGAAGGCTCAGGGTATATACTTTTAGATAGTGACGATGTAAGGGTAGACGGAGCTATCACAACAGTGACAAATATAACAGCCTCAGGTAATATAAGTTCAAGTGGTTATGTTTCAGCATCCGCTTTTATAGGAGGTACATTTATAGGAGATGGTAGTGGCTTAACAAACATAACATCAACTAACACAATACAAAACGTTACATCAGTAACAGCATCAATATCTACCGGATCTTTATACTTAACAGGTAGTGTAAATTATCTTTCAGGTTCAACTAA